CCCATGTCTTTATTAAGTTTCTTAAAAATTCCAGAGCTGTCACCTTTTAAGAAACTTAATAAAGACATGGGATGGTCAATCTATCCGAAAACAATCGGGAAAAACGTTGCCGGATTTTATAATACATACACAGACGATAATGGCAAACTGGTTTACACAGGCCCGATTTTGGGATACGCAATCGCACTAAACACTTTTGCGAATCTACGTGGTTTTGATGCTTCGGACGTTGAAGTGGGTATTTATGATGAGTTCATACCAGAAAAACGTGAACGCAAGGTTGAAAATGCGGGATATGCATTTAAAAATGCATACGAAACCATGAATAGAAACCGAGAACTAGACGGAGAAACACCGATTCAGTTCCTACTCTTTTCAAACTCTGAAAATTTATCCTGTAACATGTTCATCGAAAACAACTTAATGGAAAAAGTATCTGCAATGGATATCCGAAAGCAATCAGTTTCAATCATGCAGGAACGTGGAATTGGGCTTTTTAACCTATTCGATTCTCCAATTTCAGAACGCAAGAAAGAAACCGCACTCTATAAAATGTCAGGAGCAGATTCCAATTTCAACCGCATGGCACTCGGCAATGAGTTCTATTCCGCGGATTACACAGGAATCAAACCAACGAACATAAAAGAACTGATTCCCCTATGCCGTATGGATTCTATTACAATATACGAGCGTAAAAACAAAAACACAATATACGTTACACGGCATCACTCAGGAAACCCACCCACTTACACACAGTCAGACAAGGACATCAAAGCATTCCGTAGGGACTTCATATACCTATGGGACATGTACCTTTCAAACCGGATCACCTTCGAAGATATCACATCAAAATCACTATTTGAAAATTATTTTAAGGACAAGTATTGACTTGTCCTTTTTTATTTGCTATAATCTGTCATAGAAAGACAAGTGTTCGTGGCACACGTACAACACGTTGGGAGCGTGGGATCATAATGATCCAATGTGCATGAGTATGTACAACTCAAGAATTTGTAACACTTAATCTTTCAATCACATATGCGGAGTGTCATAGCCCGCATATGTTTTGTTTCATGTGAAACATGGTTCTCACCTTTCTTCCAATGTTTCACGTGAAACATATATTATATGTTGTGCTAACTATAATAAATGGAGGTGAAACATGGATATCAATTCCTTATCAACACTTATCAGCAATATCGGTGTTCCTTGCGCTTGCCTTATCGCAACTTTCTATCTCTGGCAGAAAGAAACCGATGCTCACAAGGAAGAAATGAAAAACATGACAGACGCACTCAACAACAACACTCAGGCAATCACTAAACTCACAGATCATATCACAGGGAGTGAGAAAGAATGATTATCAATTATAACAAAAATATCAGAGGTGTGTATATCGTAACAACGAACACAGAGCCTCTCATGGTCAGAGCAGAGCCAAACACAGACGGTACTGTCATTACGGAAATGCCAAAAAACACGAAATGCATCTGCCTAGGATGCTACTCAGGAGACTGGTATGCAGTCACTTACGAACACAACGGTATCATTTCCACAGGATTTTCACACAAAAATTATCTTAGGAGGGATTATAAGATATGACATTAGACAACTTAATAACACTTATCACGGCAGGATTCACGAAAGATGAGATCCTCACAATGTCAGGCACAGCAACACAGCGTGCCCCACAGCCACAGCCACCGCCACAGCCACAGCCACAGCCACAGCCACAGCCACAGCCACAGCCACAGACACAGATCCCCTCACAGTTCTATCCACAGGACTCCGCCGCATATCAGAGTCGACAGAATTATATGCAGGCATATGCACAGCAGGATCCACAGGGGTATGCACAGCAGAATCCACAGGGGTATGCACAGCAGGCTAGACAGATCGGGGATCAGAACGATGTTCTGTCCGCACTGAAAAGTCTGACCAGTGCGGTGCAGAGTAATAACGTTAATCTGATGCAGAACGCAGTACCGAAACAGGTAACTACCGAAGACGCTATTGCAAGTATCATCAATCCACCAAATTATGAAGGATTACAGGGAGGGGATAAATAATGGCGAATACATTAACTTTCGATCAGATCAGCACAGTGCTGAATGATATCGTTAAACAGGCCACAGGCGTTGAAACCATGAAAGCAACGGACACAAGTTCTTTCGTGGCACAGGCACAGACTGCATTGCTTGTGGGAAATGACAGGATCATGAACAGCATTTCTCAGGTGTTAGACAGAACTATTTTTTCTGTCAGACCATACAACGCAAAATTTAAGGGATTGAGAAGAACCACACAACAGTGGGGAAACCATGTGCGAAAGTTAGGGATGCTTGATGATGACTGGGAAAACGATCAGCGTCAGCCACTTACTGATGATACCGCAGTTGATATGTACAAAATCAAAAAAGGAAAAGTTTTACAGACCAACTTTTACGGCGGTCAGGTATATCAGAGACACAGAACTTACTTTCGAGATCAGTTAGATCAGGCTTTCCGCAATCCTGACGAGTTTGGACAGTTCGTTTCTATGTATACTCAGAATACAATGGATATGATCGAACAGGCTCACGAGAGTATGGCTAGGGCGTGCGTTGCAAACTATATCGGAGCAAAAAATATCTGGCAGACAAACGTTACGGCATCAACAGCGGGATATACTGGAGAGCACGTTGTTAAGTTGCTCACGATGTACAATACTGAGAACGGAACAAAGTTAACCGCCGAGGATGTAAGAAAAGCGGAGAATTTCCCGAGTTTTTATAAGTGGGCTTGTGCGAAAATCATGACTTACATGGACTTTTTCACAGAGAGAACAACTCGATTCCATGCGAATATCACGGGAAAAGAGATTGCAAGACATACTCCTTTACAGATGCAGAACATCATGATTTTCAGCCCAGATTTGCATACTGCCGATACTACGGTTCTGAGTAACACGTTTCATGACCAGTATTTGAAGATTGCCACAAATGAAAAGGTTAATTTCTGGCAGACACTTGAGAGTCCGATGAATATTAATGTTACGCCTAGCATTATGACCCCGGATGGAAGTGTTGAAAAAGGTGAAGCTCAGGTGATGAGCAATATTTTTGCAGTACTGTTTGACGAGGAGGCTATGGGGCTCACTACGATCAACCAGTGGAGTAGCACAACGCCTTTCAATAGCGCAGGAGGTTACTGGAATATCTACTATCATTTCACAGATCGTTACTGGAATGATCTTACAGAAAATGGACTTGTTTTTGTTCTGGAATAGGAGGAAATAATAATGGCGGTAACAGTCAATTTTAAGACAGCAAGCAAAAGAGTTAATTCTACAGGAGTTGTCGGCGGTGATGTTACCGCCGTTTCCTGTAATATTAATGAGCCTTGTTCTATTGAAAATCCACAAATCATTCTGAGAAATGGGGGTTCTGCTCCGTCTTGGAATTACTGTGAAATCAGTGAATTTGGAAGATCATACTGGGTGGAGGACTGGGAGTACAGAAACAACACATGGATTGCACATTGCGTTGTGGATGTGCTGGCAACGTACCGTGATACAATACAGAGTACGGATTTATATTTTTTAAGAAGCTCAACAAGTTTTGATGGTACGATTATTGATAATTTATATCCTGCTAAGACAAGTCCGATAACACACGCATACGCAATAGAAAACGGTGCTTTTCCTGCAAAATCCGGAATTAGTGGCGGGTGTTATGTGTTAGGGATCGTTGGTACTGATGGTCTAAATCAATATTACGCATTTACGCCAGAATATTTTAAAGGCTTTTGTTCACAAATTTTTACTAATTTAGATTGGGCAGACATTTCTGGGCAACAGATAACGGAAAATTTATTGAAATGCTTATTCAATCCATTTCAATACGTAGTCGGCTGTATGTGGTTTCCGTTTCCATTAAGTTCCGTGGATCCTGATGGTTCTATAGTTCCGTCCGTATCAGAAATAAAACTCGGTTGGTGGTCGTTTAAACAAGCATGTTATAAGATACCAGATAAACCCAGATTTAACATTAGATTTGAAGTTCCGATAGAAGAACACCCACAAGTTTCTCGAGGAACTTTTTTGAACAGTTCACCGTTTCGTAGAATCACCATGGAGATCAACCCATGGGGGCGCTTTGAAATTGACGGCTCAGTAATTGGTACCGCAAATAAAGTCAATGTGCTAGAAACTATTGATATGATGAGCGGTATTGCTCAGTTACAGGTTTCAACAGCAACTCAGACATTGCACAGTCAATTCGCAGTTGTAGGTGTTCCTATTCAGATCAGTGATCTACAGAGTAACGTGCTAGGAGCATTAATGAACACAGCCAGAACTGTAGGACAGTTTGCCACAGGTAATTTTTTAGGAAGTGCAAATGGTATTGTGAGTGCTATTGACAGTATATTGCCAACACCTATAAGTAATGGCAGTAATGGATCTATGTTATCAATTATGAGAGTACCGACTATCGAACACATGTTTTTAACTCTGGTTGATGAGGACAGATCAGACAATGGTCGACCATATATGAAAAATGGAACTATGCAGGAGTTAGGCGCTGGGTATTATGTGGTTGAAAATGGTTCGATTAATGTACACGGAGCAACTCGGAACGAAAAAGAACAGATCAAACAATTCCTTGAAGGGGGTGTTTTTTATGCGTAGTTTCCCTGCAAGCAATATTTCAATGTTTGTTGCGCTTATGACAAGTGCTAATGCAGGGCAGAACCCATGGGGATCTGGTGGAGCAGGCGGGATCGGAGGGTTGATGCTATTGGCTATGAATTGGTGGATTGAAAAATGTAATGATCCTGCGGTTGGTTATTCAAAAGAATATAGAAACGAGCGTACAGTTAATGGCATAACCTACTATGATTGTTCATCGTTTGTGTGGTATGGTTTGGGACACTCAGGCTATGAGATCAATTTAAGTGCGTGGCCATTTACAACTTATACCATGGGCGGAATTTTGAAAAGTCTTGGGTTTGATGAAATTATAATATCAGACTTTGCAACTTTTGATTTTCACGTTGGTGATATTCTAGTTATTAATAATAGTGAACATCAGCATACGGAAATTGTTCACGATCTGGAAAATGGCGGTCATACAATGGGAGCGCACAGTTCAAAAAAACCGTTACCGGATCAGGTTAGTATTAATACGTATGATCTTCAGAGCGGTATTCATTACACACATTGTTATCGTTGTCCTTTTTCTGGCGGTGACTGGCAAATCGGTGGAAATAGTGAGTATTTCGGAAATCCCGAAGCCAACCTGTGTGGAAATAATGAAAAAGCCATAAATAACGCAACCGTGATATATAATTATTTTAAGTCACAGGGATGGAGTGTAAACGCTATAGCGGGGCTGTGTGGAAACATACAACAGGAAAGCACTTTCAATCCTGCGTTGATTGAAATTGGAGGTACTGGGCATGGTCTTGTACAGTGGACGCCTCCAACTGATTTATATAATGTTCTTGACGTGCTGTTTGGAAATCATGATGATTGGTATGATGGACAAAAACAGTTGAGCGTTATTTTTGCAGAGTTTCAGCAAAGCTCTGGAATTAAAAACTGGGGTATCGAGCCACAATGGTATAGCACGAGTGCATACCCTTTAAGTTGGAGAGAGTGGAGTGTTAGTACACAGGATGCAGGTTACCTTGCACTTGCGTTTCAGGCAAATTATGAAAGACCTGCTAGTATACATCAGGAACGTGCCGGATATGCTAGAGCGTGGTTTGATTATTTTAATAGCTTATAGGAGGTGAATATATGTTTGGATGTGATACAGGTGTTGGCGCTCCTGTAATGTATAATTATATCAATCAGTATAATAGTAGCATAAGCCCGAGCACTAACCATTGCAAAAATACTCAGTTATTTTGGTATTTTCAGAGGTATTTATTGCAGAAAGCTATATCTGTGATGAAATGGGAAGTGCCGAATAACTGGGATAAAGATTATTTTTTATATTGTTTGTACTGTTGGGGTACAGTTGCAGTTATTAATACAGACAAATTTGGTGTTATTCCACAGGGATGCACACTAAAAGGGTATAATGTTTTTTACAGACCAGCACAGGCGGTAATAAGCAATCCACTATTAAAGGGCATGATTGAACCTGTGATTGGAGAACAGTGCGTTCTTTTTAAATGCACCGCAGACTATGGTGGAATCATGGATCTTGTCGGAAGATACGCGAATGAAATGGCTATTGCCATGGAATCTCTTGACATGAACGTTATGAACAGCAAACTTGCATATGTTTTCAGAGCAAGGAATAAAGCGGGAGCGGAATCCCTTAAAAAAGTCATGGATCAGGTTATGAGGGGTGAATTAGCTGTTTTCTATGACGAGAAATTAAGAATACAGAGAGGGGATCAGACAGAGGAGCCGTGGGATTATTTTGTAAATAATTTAAGACAAAACTATATTGCAGGGGATGTGTTAGATACTCTGAGAAGATTGGAAGAACTGTTTTGTACTGAGGTTGGGATCCCGTCTGCCAGATCAGACAAGAAAGAAAGAATGATATCGTCCGAAGCTGAGAGCAATGATGTCGAAACTTCAACTAGGATGGAGATGTGGTTAGACGGATGGCAGAAAAGTTGTGCAGATGTTAAGAAAATGTTTGGTGTGGATGTGAGTGTAAATTGGAGACACGATCCAAATAAGAAAAAAGTTTCACGTGAAACATCTGGGGGTGATGATGATTGAGTTTATTAACTGTTGAAGGATTATATAATTATGATAACACGTTATTTGACGGGTTTAACGTTCCCGAAGGACTTGTTAAACAGATTGCTATTGATGCAATTTTAATGCGAACAAGAGAGTTAGAGATTTTATATCCCGATCTTACCTATATGAAAAATCGTATCAAAATATGGAGTAACAAGTATCAAAATAACTGGAAAAAATTATATGATACGACAGTGTTAGAATACAACCCGATCGAAAACTACGATCGTATGGAAGATTGGACAGATACTGACGATGAAACTACTTCCAGTGCAAGAGATAACACTGTAAAAAGCACTAGCACAAACGAGATCATGAACAGCGTTAACATTACAGATCAGAATACCGCTTTCAATGCAGGACTTGCGGATCATGCAAAACAGATCACGGATGGAGACACAACAGAAAATGGAAGTATTACCAACACGGAAAAAGAAAATGTTAACGATGGAAGAACCGGAAAACACACAAGAACGGGCAGAGCGCACGGAAACATTGGTGTTACTACTTCTCAACAGATGATACAGAGCGAAAGAGATTTAGTTGTTTTCAATCTGTATGATGTGATTGCAGAAAGTTTTGTAGAAAATTTTTGTTTAATGGTTTATTAAGGAGGTATATTTATATGAGTATGGAAAATTTAGGGTCTTATACTAACTTTCATGAATTAAACCAGGATTGGTTTTTAAACGAGTTTAATAAGGTTTTAGAACAGTGGAAAGCAATGCAGAAAAATTTTGATAATTTGCAGGATGCTTTTAGCGATCTTAAAAGTTATGTGCAGGATTACTTTAAAAATCTGGATGTACAGGATGAAATAAACAACAAAATTGATGATTTAATTAATAAAGGTATGTTTTGGGAAAATATACCTAAAATTCTGAGCGTGTTACAGGATAGCACTGAAATAGTGAATGAAAACCTCAACGACAATAACACAGTATACGAAAAAGTAAACAACGAATTTACAGACACCGGATTATCTGCTATTTTTGACATTGTAGATAGTTCAAATAATAAAAATGATGGATATACCACATTTAAACTTAATAACAACAAAATAGCTGATTATCGTGCATTAATTCAAAAAATACCTACAGCGATAAGCTCCATGCCATCAGGAGTGCCTAGTGGAGTATGGGATGTTGCGTACAGTTACGTTGGTAAAAACATTAATTATTTACACACTCACTCAAGTATTTTTGGAACACCACTTAAAAATGAAAATGGCAGTTGGGGTATGACTTGTTCACAGTTTGCATGTGCTGTGATTTTTGGATTAAAATATGAAAATTCTAAATTCAACACTACATACAACAAGTATATTGATGGATTTTATCATGACAGTTATTTACTGGATAAAATGAGCAATCCAGACAACGAGTGGTGGTCGCACCAATTAGCTCCATACGCCATAAGCAAGGGTTTTGCTTTTGTTCCTAAAAATATATCAGACTGCATAGCAGGCGATATTTTATGCTATAATCTAGGATCAAACACTGACGAAAAAAGATTCATGAGAATTGAGCATACCGCTGTATATTCCGGTGAACACACAGATAACACTTATAGCGTGTTTGAAGTAAGAGATGATACGGGAGCTAGATATGGTTGGTATGACAATAGTTATTTCAGTCAGTGTGTTTTGGCTATTCGATTTCCCATGAGTGTGACAAACGTTATAGATGTTATTGCATCTAATAACGATAGCACAGTTAATCAGAGTAATGATATTGCTAGGTTATATCTTAATGAAAAATTAACAAAAAATGAAATCTATACTTGCGTATGCAAAGTAAAATTTGATGATCCTAACTTTATGTATCCTGGATTAGGTGATGATAACACCAGAGATAAATTGTACGGATATAAAAATAATTTTGTAACATCACCATGTGATGATGTGTATATTTTTAGCTTTAAAGCTTTATCTGATTATACCGGATTCATTCGATTAATTGGATATCAGCAAACCGGTGGCATAAGCACTAAATCAACGTTTTACTGGTGCTTTATCGCTAAAGGGTGTGTACAAAACATAAACCATTATATTGACAAGCCATTTAGATATCACTTGACATATAGGACACTGAATTTAGAGGACACGAGCGTTGCTGGAGGTTTCAAAACGTTAAACGGCAATTTTGAGGATAATTTTTTAGCTATCCGATGGTTCGATGTTAATGGAGACAATGAAATTACAAAAATAAGTGTTAATAATGGTAAAATTTATGTAGGTGTTAAAACTCCAACGCTAACTAACATTAGTGTAAATATAAACTATGTCACAACTGACATAACATTATAATAGAACACATGTTCGAAAACATCACTCATGTATGTGTTTCCCATAC